AGTATCTTTTCAATAATCTCTATGTCGCGGGTTGTTTGAGGGGTTGCCCCACCTTCAGACAGTAGCTTTTTTATCTCGTCTAGCTGCTGCTTGGTGACGCTGCCGCTAACACGCTCGAAACCCCCATCGTATCTTTCGATGTTCTTTATGTGGATTCTAGCTACTGATTGTGCCTGAGCCATTGTAATGGGTCGCTTGCTGCCAGACCTGTATGCCTGCGCTATAAAATCTACCAGACCATCATCGCCTAGCTGGTCTCTCCAGCGGGTTAGGGTTGAGGCGCGTATCCGACGAGGTACGTACAAAGCGTTCTCCGCTATCGCCTCTGCTCCGTCTACGCCAGCCTCTTTTAAGTCTTTGAGGACTTGCCGCATCATTGAGCGGTATTCATTTCTTTGGGCTTTTACCGCCTGCTTTTGAACGTCAGACAAATTGTCGAGGCTATCTATCCACCCGTCGCCATCTCTTCGTACCGCTTGTTCTACCAGTTCGCTGAACTGCATCCTTACAGCGTCTCTATCCAGCAGTCCGTAAGATATTTCTTCTTTAAATTTGTTAAAGTTTGCAGTGTAGGGCTGCATGAAAGACGCGCTGTACGTCCTGTACATCTGTGTACCAAGCTCTGTCGCGGACATGTTTACGATACGCCCTGTAGTGGTATCGCCAACAACGTCTTGGGCTATGCCTCCAAAGTACCTTCTCAAAGGTTCAGACGGAGATGTTTTCACAAAGGCCATCATGTCAAACCGCAGTGGTATTCTTACAGACGGGCCAAAGGGGTTTTTGATATTTATGTGGGTCATAGCCGCAGGTGCTATATTCGAGTCTGGAGACAGAGGGTCAAAGTTTACTAGCTCTCGTTCGCCATCAAGCTTAGTGCGGGACGCTTCAGACAGCGTAACTCCAGACTCTTCAGCCTGACGCTTTACTGCCTGTGCCTCTATATTCTTTGTTAGGTTCTGCACAGGCTTGGCGAACAGTGCTCCTAAGCTGCCACCGACTATCAGGGAAGCACCTACTGATGCTGCTGAATCCTCCCAGCCCCAAGTGACTTTATCAGTGAGCATGGCTGCTTCTATAAGACCTGCCTCTGCCGCACTTACTCCGCCCCAACGGGCTACGGTAGCCATACGGCCCACCTGTGCAGCTTTTCCGTAGAGACCTAAGCCCCCAGTAGCTATAGCCAGCCCCCAGACTCCGGGGTCCATAAAGCTGACGCCCATTCTCAGGCCAGCACCTTTCCACCCATACTTAGCAATCTCATTATTGAAGTCTTGCTCTTGTTTGATGTGGGCTACCTTCTCATCCCAATCCGCTTGGCTATGAGAGCTTGAGAGTTCATCCAGATTTGTGAAGCTGATACCGTCCTGCTTCGCAGCGGCCTCGAACATCTCTGGGGTCATCACAAAGTCAGGGTCGGGGAGGTGTTCCTCTCTGCCCAACCATCTTGCTAGGTTTTGCAGCGCCCAATCTTCTTCAGCAATTTGACCCGAAAGATGCCACGGAACTTCGTCTATTATCTCAGGTCTTTTAGCTCTGGGCGTAAGCTCTTCTGCAAGAATTTCTTCTGGCCTACGCACCGGCTGAATAAAGGCATCAGTTACATCAGCTTGTGTAGGCTTGTTGTCCCTGCTGTCGAACTGAGGTTCTGTAGGGGTGCTAAGTTGCTGATCTACCGGAGGGGTGAGAAGCTCTGTAGCCTCCGCCATCATTTAGCATCCATTGTAAGACCACGGGAATACGCTTTAAGCGTGTTATCAGAATTTATCTCAAAGTGCAGAGCACCCTTCCCGTCTTTGGCTGGGATCGCGTTCCCGATACTGTCTGTTATTATAAATACTGAATTTTTATTGGGGTTGAGCTGACGGATACGCAGAGTTCCCCCGTAATTTCCCTCTCTATCAATTTTGTACAAATGTTCTTGGACTTGTTTTAAGGCGAACTTTCTTTGTAGGTTGCTATGGTGCAGAGGATCGCCGGGATTCGCTCGGATCAGTATGTCAAACTTATTGAATAGACCATCGTGATCGATTCTCAGGGCTGTAATGTTTTTGAGAACGTGAGCAGTAATTTTGACATACTGATCCGAGCGATGAGATCGCCCAACAACCGCGTAAGCTTCCGATATCAAGCTCCTTACTAGCTGTGCGGCACCGGGATTAGTATCAGGGCTGAAGTTGTCTACATCTAAATCAGGACGTTCGCCAAGTATACTAACCAACCAGTACCCATCCAACTCCTCAATTATATCTTCTCGATATAGCTTAACTTGCTCTTGAGTGAGGGGAGGCAAAGGCGTTGTTAGTGCAGGGATGACCGAGGCTAAGGTATCAGGGTCCAAGTTTACTACTTGTCCACTATCCTTGTTAACGGTTTTAACTCTTGAATGTAGCTCCGCAAACATCCCTTGTTCTTCCCTCGAAAAGTATGAGTCTAGGGCTGTTCTTTTGGCGCTTTGAGACATGGCGACATAAAGCCCGTAAGCTTGCTGCACCTGAGCCATAACATCTTTAGTAAAAGGGTCTGAGGCTTCGCCAGACCTTAGCTGCTCGCCTGCTGTTTTAATGTTCTTAAAAGCTTCGCTTATCTGCGTCTTTAGTTCGGTGAATTTAGGGATAGCTTCATTATTTGCCCAGCGTTCGGCTAAAATTGTTAGTTCTGAGTAGTATCGGGGAGTGCTCTCTCCATGCTCTCTTTTCAGGTCTACCATTATATTTTGAATGGCCCTGTTAAGTATTATCACCCTTGATTTACCAGACCCAAGATAGTTGTCTGTCTGTTGCCCTCTTAAAACCTCACTAGTTTCTTGACTAGGGCTTGTAAGAGCCGCTTCCGCTCGTCCTACGGCTTGATCGATCATCACGCCTTCTTGTAGCCCGCTTCTAATTGATTGAAGCTTTGCTAACTGACTTTGGGCTTCGTCCCTTATTGCTCTTTGCCCCCCTGTGTTAGTTGTGTAGAGCCTGTTGTTTTTCAGGAGAGAGGGGAGGTTGTCGTTAGCCTTCGACTTCAAGATTTCTTCTGCTACTGCAAGCGTTCTTAGCTTCTGTAGACCAGAGGCGTTGCTGGTGGTCACATCTGTTATTAGGTCTTCTACAGCCATGAGCTTTACGTTGGATATATTTGACCGCGCCATACCATTGTTATCGGCAAACTGCACAAGAAACTGCTCGGTGATGAACGGGATTTCTTTTAGAAACTCCAATTCGGTAAGAGGCTCATCGTCTATTTCAAAATTTGTTGCGCCTTCCCCGACGTTAGATTCATAGGCATCTAGGATTGTTGTTCTAAGAAGAGCCGCACCAGTGTTTGTTATGTCGTTGTTGTTCAGCGTTTCGGCAGTTTCGTTAAGAGACTTCCTAAGTTTCGTATTGTGCGCCCCGATCCTTGCCATAGCACCGGCTAGAACCTTTGGGTTGCTGCCCACTTTATTCCTGAAGTTATCTTTTTGCTGGGCTAAGAAACGCTCAATGTCCATCTCTTGCCGCTCATGGAAAGGCGCGGCCTCGAACTTGGCTTTCCAATCCTGTAGCTTTTGATAGCCTTCGCCCTTCGGGCTTTCAAAATAGTCTATGGCCTGTCGGTTACCCCACGTTACGTTGAACATATCGTATGACAGTTGGGTCTTGAGTTCCGGGTAAGCTCCGTTAGAAAAATCTTGCCGTATTTGCTCTATGCTTTTTCCACCAGCCAGTTCTCTATCGATGATGGCCCGAGACTTCTGTTCTGCCTCGCTCGTCCATTTTTCTTGGTTGCGGTTTTGGTAGGCTTGCAGCTTTTTATTTGTAGCTTTTAACCCATCAACAAGCCCTTCCATCCCGGTCTTCTTCGGCTGGATGTTAGGTACAATTAGGTTTTTCTGTGTCGCAGCCTGCATAGACACAGTGTTACTAGCGCCCTGTACGGCGCGGCTATCTGGCCTATTAACAGACTGTGATCTACGGCGTCCTGTGGACCTCGCGTCACCTAATGCCATTAACGAATTTCCTTTCGACTAAAGTTTCTTTAGTGCAACTAAGTGGTAAATGAGTTGGAGGGGGAGGGGAACGACCCACCTCTAGAAGATGTACTCGGTGTGCTGCCGGTACTCTTAAAGTACCTACGGTTTGGGTTTGTTCCGTAATCAGCCCCGGCGCTGGCTACATCGATAAGCAGGTTTCCAATGCTTCCGCCCATGACAGGAGAGAAGGACGAGTTCTTTGCTTTGTAGTTAAGGTAAGAAGCTTCGTCCGTTGCATAGCTATCTTCAATTCGGTTAGCCACTGCGCCAGCTACTCTGGCTTTGCCGACTCCAGTTTGAAAAGCGATATCTCCAAAGACATCATCGACTGCCCCGCCAGCTAGGCCAAACTGTCCTAGACCGGACTCACCAGCAGCAACTTTAGTCTGTCCCTCAACCTTAGCCCTATCTACAGCGGCCTTCATGTTCTGCTGCCCGCCTTCTTGAAGGATTTGCTCTCGTTGTTTCTTTGTACGAGATAGGTTGAACTGGTAGTTGTCGTAGGCAACCTGATCCTGCCGCCGCTGCGCTTCGATCTCTGCGTCAGCAGCTTGCTCTGCCTGCATATAGGACGCGCCAGCACTTATGATAGAAATAGCGAGAGTTGCTTCAGCTATGCCGCACATGCTTTTGCCCCCATCGTAAATAGGTAAAAATCTTCATTGGTGAATTTGTATGTTCGATCTTTTTGAATTTGAAAACCGCAGAGCCGCAGCCACTTCTGGGACTGAATGTGCGGTACGTGTACAAAGTTGTACAAAAGGTAGTAGTTACGCATCAGGTGCGCTGCCCAGCCCACGCTGTGTCTAGCAACAGCCCTGCTAACTTCTGTCATACGTTCTGAGCCAACAAGCCACGGGATACCTGCTTTCGGCAGGGTCCGGCAGGAGTTGACGCCCCACAAAGCTTCTACACTATCGTCAACCATGAGAACGTAGGACTCTGCGGACGTAGATAATGACCAAGACATGGCTTCTGCAACCGTCTTGTCTCCGCATACGGCAGATACCTCGACTACATCGCTATCCCTCAGTCTAGGGACTAAAGAGGTAACATCTTCTTGTTCAGCAGGGCGTACCCATATTCCAAAGTCGTTGTGAGTGATCTTAGGCATTACATACGCCTTGACTGTACGCTGTAGTTACCTTCCCACTCTGCCTGAACGAGATTGCAGGGAAAGTGAGAGGAAGACTTAACGTCGATCTCGACAGAAGTGTTCCGGGCCATGATAGGAAACTTAAAAGTCCCCGACTCTAAGGCGACTCTCTCAATAGAAGAGCTAGATAAGTTCACGCGCTTTGAGGTGAACTCGTAGGACTTTAACCCTCGGCCTTCGGGAGCTACCTCTACCGTAAAAGCTCCAGTATCTTTGTACGTTACGCTCCACCTCCGTAGCTGAAGACGGCCTGTAGTAACCGCCATCTTTTCACCGATACTGGTAGATACCCCGGTAGCTTCTCGTACATACGGTGTAGAGAACCTGTACTGAAACTGGTAAGGAACTCCGATAACACAACTGAACCCACTGTAGTCGCCTACAGCCACCACGGTCGTCGTGGTTGGGCGAGTGTTCGTTATGGTTATCCCGGCGTCGGGCGTGGTGTGGGCCTTTATGACTACGAGGGGGGTGCTGGTTGCTACTTCATAAGGAAGGGTCCAAGTCGTGTTACCCGTCCCGGCATTGTATGAACCAGTGAGTGATACCTTCCGGTCGAGCTTTGCGTTGTACGTTAAGTTCGTATCGTCTGGCCCTATGTAATCCATAGTCTCTAGAAAGACGCCATCGGACCTAGAGACCAGCATGTACGTGGTGTTCTCTACGATCTCTATCCACAGGATAATGTCGCTGCTCGCGAACTCGTAGAACCCCCAAGCACTCTGGTTCTTATCCACTCCTGACCAGTTGTACTTATAGCAGTACAGCCTGTTAGGCTGATCTGACGACACCATGTGCATTAGGTCTTCTGAGGAAGACGCTGCAATCTTGGTCAGGTTTTTTGGGACATACTTAGGTACGTGAGCGGTGATGTCGGCAGCGTCCGTTGTGCTGTTATCAGTGGCTACAAATAACTCTCTAATACGAGAGAACTGTCCTGACGCCTGTGCAAAGTACACGTTAATACCAGCACCAATAGGAGCTAGTTTTACATCCATCTCAAAGTCAGAGGCAGGATTGACTGAAATAGTAGACCCCGTAAGCGCACCGTTGCTATCTACGAAAAACTGAGAGGTAGCCGAGAAAAGCATAAGCTGCTCGTTGAACGGAACAGCATGTTCGATCTCGGATATTCGAGTATGCGTTACTGATACGTGAATAGGGTCGCTGTCTTTATTGGTCGTTACCGTAGTTTTAAAGAAATTATCCGGCTCACCTGATTCAGAAAAAACAACCTCCTGACCGGCTACCACACCAAACCTGTTCTTGAAAAAGAACATAGCGTTTAGCTTTTTACCTATAAACGCGGGTGATTTGTTTGTTGTAGCATCTCCGACTAAACGGTCTGCGTAATCGATCACGTCAAAAGTAAAGGCAGAGCCTGATTGCGTCAGCTTGTGGGGCAAAGAAGTTTGATCTAGGTCTACTACGATGTTGGGCGCGACAGTCTCTTCATATACCGTGCCTGCTTGGTACTCGACATAGAACGTGCTGAAGTTGTCGTCGTCATCCCCTTGTATTTTAAACTTGTCTCCTGTGCTGACCCCAGTAGTAGGTAGGTCTGAAAACCGCTGCTTCTCCGTAAGAGTGATGTTTGCAGAAGTCGTACTTCCTGCCGCCGTTGTTTTAGAACGGTTTAGTACATAGGTCTGGTCAAGGATTGTGAGAAATCTGATATCGTTTCTTGGGTCTGATGTAACCAGATAGTTCAAACTGGCCGTGTTAGTCACCGTGCGTGAAGCACCAGTGACGGCATCAAAAACTTTTAAGGAAGTGTTTCCCAGAGTCCCATCGCTCTGTACCACCACTATGTGTCGGTCAGTCGGCCCCCGGTTGATTAAGTGGCAGGAGACATTGGAGGCGGAAGACGTAAGGAGTTTAGCTACGTGAACTGAAGGGGGTCTTTTGTTTAACCCATCTACCAGAGAACTCTGCCCGTTTATTTGTATCTCACCTTGGTACGGTTTTCTTACCTCTGATGGCTGCTGGCTTATGCCTTGAACCATAAAAGGGATGGAGTCAGATACTAGAGCCATCAGTGGTAGCGTCTGCGCCCATTACGAGACAGTACACGAAACACGTCCCAGTTAGAGTTTAAGAAGTTTGTGTCTGATGTCCGGCTGTCGTCTTGCTGCATCGCTACCAAAGCTTCTGTCTCGTCTTGAGTAGTAAAGCCGTGGAGCGTGTCTGAACCAAAGGTTCGAGCTTGGTAACGTCTAGCTGCTTTTACCGTGATGTAGCGTCTTGCTGTCTGGGGAAGATCATCCCATGCTAAAATAGTTATGATGTCAGCGTAGATAGTGGTCGTGAACACAAAGGTCCGTTTCTCGCGATCATATAATCTGCTGCCACGGAGAACGATATCTACACTAGGATTTGATCCGTAGGGGGATGAGTCTACGGATACAACATTCGCCCCTACGTTAATGAACCCATCAGTATCTGGGAGTAGGGGAGAGTTATAATCTTTATTGAAGTGGTAGCCGGGAGACTGAACATCTACGACTGTCTCGTTGAGGATATTAACAGCGACGGCTACGTCTTCTAGAGAGGTGTTCTCTAGAGAGGATACAGGGGCTTCACCGATAGACCCCAACATCACATTGACTGCTTCAAGTTCTGTTGTTTTATAAAGTTGGGTCAACTAAAGCTCCCTATATAAAGTGAAAAATGACCGGGGAGATTGCTCCCCCCGGCCACAATAAGCAGATAGAAGAGTCGCCTTACGGGGCGGCACTCCGAATCTGTACAGCACCTTCAGGACGAAGGACGCCATGACCCATCGCATACTTTGCGACCATGAGCGTACCCTGCCGCTGGATTTGATATTCGCTCTCAACCGCAAGGTCCATGAGCTTTACCGTACCAACGCAAGACGGGTGGGCTACTAGAGCGATTGTGTTACGTGCGTCCACAACCTGTGCTCCACCGGCACCACCAGCATCAACACCCGTACCCGTGACATTACCAGTCGGCAGGTGGGGGGTTTTGATGAGTTGGATACCAGCAATGCTCGTTACCGTACCGTCAGCAATCGACCCGCTTCCGCTAAAGTCTACGTTGACCGCATTGGTGGCGTTAGCCAGCATGTAGTAGTCGTCCGGCTTGAGGAAACAGAAGCGATCCTCGGAAGGCACGTAGTTATCGTCAAGAGCTTCGGCAGCATCAAAGATAGCAGCAATAAGATCGTTTGCTGCTGTCCCTGCGTTGCTCGAAGTAACGATTGTACCTGACGGGTAGCTGGTGTCTCCCACGTTTGCCGTGGTGGTCTTCGCTGCCGCCAGCATCATCTGAAGGACGTGCTTGTCCATCTGGAAGGCGAGAGCGCGACCCATTTCCTGCGTATAGACAGACCTCACGTCGTAGTGATTTTTGGCCTCGTCAATTTCCGCAATGAAATGGTGGGCGATGAGAAGGTCGTTGATCGTGATGACCTTCTCGTTGTGGTTAATCGCACTCCCGTTAATTTCGTTGCCGGGGGTGTGATAGGATGCGCTAGAACGGCCCATGACCGGAAACTGTGCGCTCTTACCTGAAGCAATAGAACGGAGCTGGTGCTTGTCGGCTGTAACAGTATACTGTTCAAAGCTTTCAAGAACCTCACCGGCCCATACTTTAAGGAATAGAGCGTCAGCAGAACCCGACGCATTGACCTGACCTAGACGCGAAGGAACGGCGTTAGCCATTTGGTAGTACCTCACATTTAGAGTTAGGGAATGAGACTAAAGAAACTTTAGTCCCAGCTTGGGTGCCTACTTACCGTTTCCTCAAGATTGTCCGACGTATCGGGTCAAGGGTACTTGTTGGTTAGGCTTTTAGGACAGAGTTCCTGATCTAGAAATTCTGCCCTCAACCTCTGCTCGGAAAGCAGGGTCGTTCTTGTAGCGAGAGTCACGCATATCAGATGTGACTTGCGCCCAACTGTCGTACATATCGTTGGCCGCACCGCTGATTGAGTTGCCATGCCGTAAATTAGGGGCGATGCCGTTTTCCGAAATGAACCTAGAGTGCAGCCCACGGACTGCTAGGATTTTATCATCAACGTCACCGGCCTGAACTGCACGGTTATAAGAGTTAATCTCGCTTTCTGTCATGGAGGCTTGCGCCCATGTCAGCATTTCGTTGTAAGCGTCTTCGCCGCCTACTACCTCGAACGCCTGTTGCTGAACACGTTCACCAACCGCTTTCTGGCCTTCGATATATTGATCGACCATGCTGCGAGGGATGCCAGCACTTTCAAGTTCTTCATAACGCGCTTCGCTGAGTGAGCTATCTCTAGCGTACTCTGCTGCCATGTCATCAAAACTAAGACCACGGTCTGCGAGAACTTCTTTAGCTTCTTCTGGAGGTGGCTCATCAGTTTGAGCAGGCTCTTCCGAAGCATTGCCAAGCTTTGACTCAAGCTCGTTGTAGCTCTTAATAAGGTCTTCGACATTCGCAAACTTGTCTGGGAGAACACTCTCTGGCACTTCTGTACCATTGACTTGCTCAACGACAGGAGCTTCTGCGGGAGTTTCTGTAGGAGCATCTGGTCCGGTCTCCCCTTCAAATGTTTGTACAGATTCAACCATCAGCCTTTTCTCCTTTTTGGATTAGGTTGCCGCTTTTGGGCAGGCGATAAATGGTATCGTCTTCCGCATGTTCGACACCCGGCCATTCGGGGTACTCAGGTTCTTTAGCTTTAGTAGGGGTCTCTGCTTTTGGCGCTATAGCCATTGTTTATCCTCATTTCTTTTTAACTTTGGTTGTGTACTTTCGTTTCTGCCAAGTGAACGTCTTCCTTCCGCTCTTACGGGCGTCTGCAAATGCAGCGCGAAATGATTTTGCGGCTGAAGATGTAGTTTTATAGACGGGGAAGTTTCCAGCTTTAGTTTTCTTGTTCCCGGTTTTCGTAGACAGGGTGATGTTACGGGACCGCGTGTTAGATAGGAGGTTTGCTGCACCCGTAGATCCTCCATAGTCTCCTTTATTACGGCGTTTGGTTTGTGTCCCGTCGAGAATGGTGCGGCCCTTAGGACGGACTTTAGTAGGTCCGTTAGGCTTGATGACGGGAACCTTCGCGCCTTGGGGACGCTGCTTAGGTGCTTTGCCTTTGTCTACCGGAGGGGTGGCCCTACGGGACGTAGCTCTCATGCTGTTTCTGCTAGTAGGCTTTTTCCTGTTCGCAGCGCGTTGCTTAGACTTGTCGGCTGTAACGTCAGGCAGGAAACTCGCGCCCATGAGGGCTGCGCCAATGCCTGTGCCTACCGGGCCTTTGCCCATAAGTGATCTACCTGCTGCTCGCATACCTGCGCGAACACCGGCTTTTTTACCCGTACCATAACCGGCTTTTTTAGCAGCGTTAGCGGAGGCTTTCTCGTTAGCTTGAAGCTGCTTTAAAGGGCTGACCGAAGGTTTCTTAGCTGCGGGTTTCT